AACAAGGATAGATTTCCTTCTTTATTTTTGACTGTTAGAGGGTTAAAGAAGTTATACCTCCAAGGTATTTCGTTTGGAGAAGCAGATGGTAGCTCAACCTTGATATCAGAAGAAAGAGCCTTCATGTAATCCTTCAATTTAGGTGTTATTTGAGCGTAGCTACGGTAAATAATAACATTGCCGGTTCTATAAAGATTGTTTAGAAATCTTTCTGAACGCTCTTTGCCATTAACGCTACGGAACCACTGTTGGTAGAATTTTTCAACACTCTTGTCTCTGTGAACAATCTGAATACCCTGACTTCCAAAGTCACCCATGAGATCGATAATATTTCTAATGATACCAACCTTATCGTATGCATCCATGCACATTTTGATAATTCTACGCTGCTGAGTGGGAACGGCTTCCTCCGGGCGAAAAGCATAATAATCGCTATGCTGGAATCCCGGTCGCACTGACCTGTTCGGTTCTATATCTATAAAGTGGCGATAGTGATTGCCCTGAGATTTACTTAGTCCGCTATAAGATTCTACATTTTTAGAGAATTGAGACATAGCGTTGGCTTTGCCTTGATCGTCGCCATCTCCCCACGTAAGCATATCGTCATTCATCTTTAACCTCAATTGGAATGTAATTGGAATGTATACGTATTAATACACATCTTTCATCTGATCTGCAAACCAACTTGGACCATTGTATAATTTATCGTCTGTTTTAGGCATATATCCACCAGTTGCAAAACCTCCATAAAATTGATACTCTGCCTGAGTTGGTAGTCTTTGTAAAGTTCTTGCGGCCATGTTTGCCATCAGTAAAGCTGAATATCTATCCTTTCTTATTTTACTTTTTTTGCCAGTTCCAACAACTACTTCTGGCGTATCCCATCTATCTCTACCAGCAGAAGTTTGAGTCATCTGAATCATAGCTAATTCATCTTTTAGCTCTTCGATGTCTAAGACGCATTCTTCAAGGGTGTCAAACATCCTTCCCTTAGTGCCGTCTTCATGGCCAGAAATTGTTAATGTCAATGGGTCGAATCTTGGAAATAATAAAGCTTTATCCTCAAAGTCTTTTCTCATGCCGTGGTTTGATTCGGCTAACCAATCGTATTTAGCGAATTGGCACATTTCTAATATGTGTAGCCCACGTTCTCCGTCTGTATCTTTTGGCTTGTCGTCGTCTATAACTGGCCAAATAGGAGCCTCTCCATCTTTAATCTTATCATTGTCATGAAGGGATTCCATTACAGCAACGCCGCCCCCCTGAGCGTCCATTGCTATATGTATACATGGAAATAACTTCATTAAATCTCTTATTTTCCTAGCACAATAAGCATAAAAATCTGTTTCAGTAGAATATCCGCGCTTAACCTTCTCTTTATGTTCTGATCGTGTCGTTGTCCAGCAGTGAACTATCCTGCGATGCGACGGGTGTACTTCTAAAACAACAATGCTAAAATTGTCAACTTCAGATGCGGGGTCAACACCGAATATATAACGCTTGTCTTGGTTTCCTAGCAAAACCGCTTCAAAAAGTATATCATTACCATTTTCATCTTTTATAGCAGAGTCTTCAGAAACAACGCAAGACTCAATCAAAGAACGCTTGAAAAAGCCTTGAGAGTCTCTTGTAAAACAAGCACCGTACTCCATTTGGTAAATTCCAGTATGAACGGTGGCCTTGGATCGAGCTACTTGGTCGGCATCCATAAATCCCTTTGGTAGAAGTTCATATGGCATTCGTATTATAGAATATTGAGTCCAATCAAAACTTTCTGGTGGATCTTCCCCGAATATTTCTCTAAGCCTAGATATATCTCCTCGGCTTTTAATAATAGACTTCCACTTCTTCCAGTATGTGGCAAAATGATTAAAATCATAATAAGCTGTTCCTGAGAGAATAATCTGATTGTCTTTCTTAACTTCTTTCTCTTCTGTGTGAAAGGATACACCAAGCTCTTTTGCTTTCTTTTTCGCTGCTAACCTTTTAACGTTTTCTACTGGATCTGCACTAACAGCCGCAAAGCCAGCAACAACGTTTTCAAATATCTCTCTAGGTATAGACGCAAATTCGTCGGCAATAATATCGTTAGCTCTTTGACCTCTAATCTTCTGACCGTCGCCAAGAGGTAAACAAGTGACTGTACTATCATTAAGACGAAGGGTGCATCTATCAGTATCCCTGCGCGGGCCACTGTCTCCGTCGCAAATATCTCTTAACATTGGAGAATTGCGCCACATAGTCTCCATGTACTCAAAAAGAACCTTGGACTGTCTGAATGCCGCTCCGACAACAACTACCTTTCTACGGGGCAATATGAGCGCCCTAAGTACTGCATAGAGAGAAAGCATGAATGATTTACCAAAACCTCGGCTGGCAATGAGCATTGGGAATTTTCTATTCCATATTTCCCTGAGAAATAAAGACTGGGCTGGTAGAAGTTGTATATTCAATATTTCTCTAGTAATAAACGACAGATATTCCGGCCTAGTCATTAACCAAGCAAGTTTAATATTAAAATCGTCATCTGAAGCGGTAAGTATAGACATTGGGTTAAAGAAGTCTGTTTCCGCACTGTCTAGCCCCAACCAAGCTTCATCAATTGTTTTTAGTTTAGATTTTGCCACGAATTAATAACCTTGTCTGCAAAGCCATAGTGAACTGCCTCATGTGCTGTTATGTACCAATCTCCAGATTTTAACTTTGTGCTTAAATAGTTTTTTACTTTTGTTACTGCATTCTTGCCGTATTTTTCGATAAAGAAATCTCCATTACAGCACTGATTTGCATATATATCAAGCATCGTATCGCATATTTGTGTTTCGTATTTTATCCAGTTCTGAACATTTAAGTAATCACCGCCTGCGCTCGTGCTGCCGTAATGAGACATGAAATATGTGTGAGGAGTAATAAGCCTAGTGTCTGCCGCTTGAAATATAATGCTACTCATTGACTCTGCTTGTCCATAAGCAATTATTGTAACATGAGATCTACACATTGTAATTGCATCATATATCGCCATGCCATCGGGCCATGCTCCACCAACGCTTTGCATGTGAATTATAATTGGTTTATCTGACTTTATATCTAGCGCACGTATATTCTTAATAAATGTATTCGACATTTTATATTCAACTCCGGGATTCTCATCATCTCCAGAGCTATAATAATTGTGTAAGAAAATTTCCCTAGAGTCTATATTAGATCCATGATTGTGAAAATCGTAGAGAATGTCTTTATCATTGTTGTTCATATTATGTCTTTCTCCCGATAGTATACATTTCGTTAATTCGCTTGAAAATGCTGCTAACAGCAAGGAATGCTGTATGCTTGTCTCCGCAGAAGAGTACGTGTACGTCATTGTATAACTCAAATTCTATTAAACATTTTAGCATATACTTACCGGTAATTTTAAGCGATGCTTTATTCTTTACTGGTATTCTTGTGTCTTTAGGGAATTTAATTAGATCTTCAAGAGAAAATTCTAAAACTAGATACTTATGAGGAAAGGGTTCCATTCTTTCTATTTCATTCAAGAAGGCGTATTTCTTTTGTCCTAGATTTATAGCTAGCTCTTCAACACAGCCTTTTCTTTCTATGCATATTTTGTCTTCCATGCCCTGTATTGAATAATCGCCAGTGTCAAGCTTCTGGTCTATCATGCCAGCACAAGTGTTAAATTTACTAAAATAATATCCATCCTGCTCTCTAGTGTCTTTGAGAACAGTGAAGTCAGGAGCTTTTTTATACTTTGCCATTTATAATCTCTCTGAATAAATTTTCGTAGTGGGACTCTTTTCCGGTGATTGATTTATGGCAATGGCGACAAAGGGTAATACCATTTGATGGTTCATATCTTAAAGCGGAAGCGGTTGACCAAGTTTTTATGTGATGTACATTTAGATCTTTTCTGCTCTTGCAATTTGGCATTTGGCATTTAAAACGATCCCTATTCAGGACAGACATTCTAAATTTCTTGTATTCTGGATCTTTGTAATCTCTTTTCATAATGCATATACTTTATCTATGCGTAAGTG